GCTAATGTGTTGGGGCTGCTTGCCGAGAAGCTGGAACCGACAGTTAGTGAAGAAAGTCAAATTGAAGCCGCTGTGACGGCGCTGGAAAATTCCCCCATTAAACCTGCTGATTACGCTGCATTTGTACAGAAAGAAGGTGATCGCAGGGTGAATGACGCACTCAAGAAGAAAGATCCTCCCAAGCCTGCCGATCCTAAAGACTCGCCAAAACCAGCCGATCCGCAAGATCCCCTGGCTACGGTACTTCAGGAAATCAGCAAGCTAAACGACAAGATCGGTCAACTGGAGAAAGGGAACGCACAGAAATCGCTGACAGAGCAACTCCACGCCAAATTGAAGGAAAAGAAGATCCCATTGCAATTGGCCGCGCATCTGAAACTGGAAAGTGCTGATGAGTTGGACAATGTTGTTGCAGGTCTGGAAACGGACTACAACGCAATGCTTGGGGAACTCAAAGCCAGTGGAACATTGGGATCCCTGCCTAAACCTGGCGGTGGAATACAAAGCCCTGCGGATTCATCCGATGAAAAGGCTGTGGATGCAGATATTAAAGCATGGGCGGCAAAGGGTGAAAAGAAAACAACATAGTTCACCTCAAAATTTTTTAATCAATGAGACAATTGGTAAAAGAATCAGCGGGCGCAGATATACCGGTATTTCAGGCCATTTACGAAACTGCACAAGGTGGTTTCCTTTTGGATGAGACCGTTTTAGCTGCTGGCACCACTGTAAAGCAGGGTACCGTCATTGGATATGACGAGTCTACCCGCAAAGCCAAGGTTGCAAAGTATGCGGTCAACAAGAACGCATCTGGAGCCAATGACACCACGTATGAGGTGTATAAAGGCCACAACTTGGCAGTAGGAATGTCCGTAAAAGAAGTGGGTGGATCCGCTCAGGCCATCACAGCCATTGATAAGACCAATGCAAACCACGATGTGATCACAGTAGCCGCTACAATCAGCGCTGATGCTATTGCTGCTGGCGCAGTGATCTATGTAGATGACGACGGTTTCAACAAAGCCAAAGGCCTGCTCTTCAACGAAGTTGATGTTGCAGCTGGTGTAGATGTTGCCGTTCTTCTACGTGGTACTGTGTATCACAGGCGCATTGCTCCCGTGTCCGATGGGTTGAAGGCACTGATGCCAAACATCATCTTCAGCGAATCATTTTAATCACCTGAAAAACTGAAAAACGAAAATGAGTAAGATCAAATCGATTTTCGGCACCTATGCCGACAAACTTCAGGTGATGATCGATGCAAGCCTGAGCAAGTTCGATACCCCTTGGCATCGTTCCAGCTTCCCTATGGGCATTCCATCGACTCAACTGAATTTTACGACCATCATTGGGCGTAACAGGATAGAAGCGGCTGCTTCCGTGATTGCTCGCGGATCTGCTGCGCCACTTCGCGTAAGGGCTACGCTGGAAAAAATTTCCGGTGAAGTGCCTGTGATCGCGGAGAAATTCTCCATGAAGGAAAGCGATTACCGCGACTGGTTGGCTCTCCAGGCAATGCCAGTGAGCGAGGAGGTGAAAAAAGCCCAACTGCTGAACCTGATGTTTGATGATGTACGTAAAGCGGGTAACTCCGTTCATAAGCGTCTTGACATTATGGTTCTGGAAGGTTTGTACACCGGTGCTGTTTCTATGGACATCAATAACAACCCTGACGGTGTAGTTCTGGCTAACGCCATCGACCTGTTGATGCCTGCAGGAAACAAAACCACGGTAACCACTGATTGGTCCACTTCGGCTACTGCTACACCCGTAGCAGATATTCAGGCGGTGGTCACCTACCAGAATACCCGTGGCGTGAAGCTGGCAAAAATCCTGATGACTCCCGTGTTGTTCCTCAAGATGATCAAAACCACAGAGGTTAAGGGTCTTTTGAGCACATGGCTGGGCATGAAAGGAACTCAGGTGTATCCTACGCTGGATAACATTAACCAATTTCTCACCGCATCAATGCTTCCCGTTATCGAGATCGTTGACCAAAGCATTGGCGTGGAGAAAGATGGTGTGATTGCTTCGATTCGTCCTTTCGGTGACGAGAAAGCTGTTTTTGTTCCTGCCGGTCCGCTGGGAGAGATCAAGAATGCGCTTGCCATCGAGCAGATCAGGCCTGTCGAGAAAGTGGCGTATGCCAATTTCGAAGGTGCATTGATCAGCAAGTGGGCAGAAAACGAGCCGTTTGCAGAGTGGACAAAAGCTGAACTGAACGCATTCCCGTCATTTGACGCGATTGATCAAGTTCACATCCTGGATACCACACCTTAACCAGTAAAAACCGATGACTAAGAAAGAAGCGTTGATTGCAGTACTTCAATTGTCAGTGCCTGACATCACCCTCGCAAAGGCAATGATCGATAAGGGTATCACCGGGTCAGATGCGTACACATCGTCCGCAGAAGAGGAAGTTGACCTGTGCGCCATTAGGATCTTGCAAGGCCTGTTGGCCACGCCCGATGTCAGTGAAGGAGATCTATCCCTGAAATACGACAGGAAATACATCCTATCAACGCTTACTTTCTTGGCTCAAAAACATGGTGTCAAAGAAATCACTGATGCAGGAAAACCAACCGTAACTGGGAGAAGTGTATGGTAAAACCAAAAATGTTCGTGATCAGTTCCGGACAAGCCGGACAGTCGCAGATCCTGATTCCAGAGTTTGCGGGTTACGATCTCACTGTTCACAGACGCGGTATTGGTGATCTTCTTTCATCAGAAATGAACGTCCTCCCACAAGGAGGATTTTCACTTGTAGCACCCGATCAATTTTATGAAGGTGATGTCTTCACAGTCACACCTTACAAGATCAATGAGAATAGCCCCTTTTGGGAGCCGCAACAGTTCGTCATATCAGGGCCATTGGTGGGACAGAACAGGATTGTGATCAGCCAATTTTCGGGCTTCTCATTGGTAGTGAACAAGCGGGGTGTGGGAAACCTGCTTCCCGCTGAATTCACTACTATTCCAGGTGGAGGTTTTGAACTTACATCTGGGACTTTCATCGACGGCGAAGTGTACAACGTGACAGCCGTGGCCATGGATCCTTATCCAACCGTTTTGATGGAAATCTTTTCGCGCTACCCGCACCGCTTAGCGAGTTGGAAGCGCACAGAGAGTTCCCAGGATGTAAACGGCAACTGGATCACGGGTTATGACATGGTGATCGATACACATTGCCGCGCGGAGGCCAGAACATCGGTAAACGATGGACTAACCGATGCTGCAGATGGGAAAGTCACACAATTTTCATTTGAAATCTACCTGCCGGTAAACGGGCCAACTCTTGGAACGGGTGCCAGGGTAACAATAACCAATGCTGACGGCGACATGATTGCCTCGGACACAATCAAGCGGTTCAGCAGGGGTCAACTTCAATCACGGGCTTGGATATGATCAAGCTGGTACCAAAATTCTCGTTAAGCGACATTAAAAACGAAATCCAGGTTAAAAAAAAGAACCTCGAGAATGCTCTTCTCTTATCGCTTCGGCGTACTGGGGAGCAGTTTGTAAAAGATGCGCGAGAAGGAGGATCCTACAGAGATAGGACTGGTAATCTTAGATCATCGATAGGCTACGTGATCGTGTACAACGGACAGATCATTGAGGAAAACTACCGAACCACGGGCAAGGGTAAAGATGGAGCAGCTGCTGGTAGACGAGTGGCTGAGGATGTTGCCAAGAAGTACCGGAGTGGATTTGCGCTGATAGGTGTAGCCGGAATGGACTATGCCGCAGCCGTTGAAAGCCGGGGCTTTGAGGTGATCACAGCCAGCACTATTGAAGCTGAAAGCCTGTTACGGGATTCCATTTTCAGAATTGCCCAGAAACTAAGCAGATGAAGACAACACTTGACATCGAAGACATCCTCTTCCAGGCGGTAAAGGCCAGCGCTCTTGCCACTGCCATCACTGGTGGTGTATACAAGCGAGAAAGGCCTGCAGATTCTCCTCTGGAGGATGTTGTAGTCAACTGTTTACCGGTAAACAACCGTCAGCTGCAAAGAGCGGTAGCGAACATCAACATTCACGTTCCCAACTTATCAATCACGAAGGGGGGAAAAACTGAGCAGGTGATCAATCATTCCAGGATGAAGACTTTATCAGCGATGGTGGAGGCGATCATGGATGATCAGTTTGCTCAGGATTACGGATTTGATATTCAGCAACAACAGGTTTTTCAGGATGAGGTGTCCGGTGGTCACTACGCGAATTTCAGGATCGACTTTTATTCACTTAACGTTTAAAATCACAGGAAATGCCAAAATATTCCATTGGTCTTACTTCCATTAAGCTTGGCGCGATCGCTGGTGATGGTGGCATGGGTACAACCCTTGTTGCCCTTGGAAACACCGTATCAGATACATGCGTACTCGCAACAGAGGAAGGACAGACCGCAGAGTTCAAAATTGAGGAACAGGATGATCCGGTGTATACCGTACAGTCCGAGAAGGGCAAAACCACGCTGACATGGTCATGCTATGACATCGACGCGGACATTTTGCAGGCTTACTTCGGCGGTACCGTTGCTGCCGGTCCTCCCAAAGTGTGGAGCGCACCTGATTCAGTTCCCATCATTGAGAAGAGCATCGAGATTGTTCCCAAAAACGGTGGCAAGATCGAGATCGTTCGCGCTCAGATCATTGCAAAACTGAACTGGGCTTTGAACAAGCAGCGTCTTGCACAGATCGACTTCGTAGCTACAGTATTGGCACCAACCAAAGCTGCAACAGCTCCGATGAAGATCACCAACCCTGTTTAAAAACAAGCCCTCCGATTGGGGGGCTTTAACTATTTCCTTACATGAAAGAAACATTGCAAGCCGTAGCAGACGCAGCACTCCAGGAACCGGTGATAATGGATGTAGATGTGAAACCTCAGTCGAGGTTTTTTGCATTACTGCAGAAATACGGCCTAAAACCAAAAGTGCGCACGTTGACCATTCACCCAATTGTGATGGGCAACCTGATCCGCATATCCAAACTACTGATCGATATCGACATGACCGTATTTGATTTGAAACAGCTGCTGGAGAGCAACTACCAGGCCATGGCAAAATATGGAGACCACGTCGTGCAGGTGGTGGCCATAGCGGTTCACAACGGAAAGAGTGAGCCTCCAAGGGAACTGGTTGAGTTTATCCGGTACAATTTCACATCACACGAGCTGCTGGCTGTTCTGGGATTGGTTGCCAAGCAGATGAACGTAATGAGTTTTATGAGTTCTATCATCTCGATCAAGGGAATGAACGTGCTGACGAGTCAGAAAGAGATGAGCCCGATCAGTCAAGGGGAGATAATAGCCCCTGGAGCCTCATTGGAGGGATAATGAAGTACTTCCGGATGAGCATGGAAGAGATCATGTGGGGGATCAGTTATCAAAACCTGTGTATGCTCATGGCCACGATACCGAAGATTGATGCAGATGAGGAACAGCGGAAAGAAAAGGCGAAGGAGGTCAGTGGAACGCAGGAACTAGCGGAATATTTAGGTTTAAACCCTGATTAAATTATTCAAGATGGCAGCGAACGGAACCAAATTCTGTAACAAGTGCAAGACTGAAAAAAGTGTTGATCAATTCAACAAACGCAGCAAGGTTAAGGACGGCCTTCAGTCTGAGTGCAATGAATGCAGACATGCTGCGTACAAAAGGCGATATGCTGAAAAGAGGGATCACATTCAGGCCGTGAACACTGAGTACAGAAAGAACAATGAGGTCAAGGTTTTCCACCGAATGCGTAAAAACTATCTCAAGACCAAAGAGTT